TCCGTGGTTTCCGCCAATGGTGTCTCAGGCTCTGTTGCAAGCCCGACGACAACCCCGGCTATTACGCTGTCACTTGGCGCCATAACTCCCACCAGCGTGGCTGCAAGTGGCGCTGTGAGTGGTTCTAACCTGTCCGGTACAAACACTGGCGATCAGACCTTGCCAGTAGGCGCCAATCCTACGGCCACAGCCAAGGATACCGCGGTAAATGGTTCGGCCGCATCATTCATGCGATCGGATGGTGCACCGGCAATCCAAAAGGCATCGAACAGCCAATTTGGGCTCGTAAAGGTTGATGGAGTCACAATCACAGCCTCATCCGGCGTCATCTCGACCGTCAGCAATGTGCCTGGAACGCCTCCGACGATCGTACAATCTGGATTATCAACAGCCGCTTCGGCCAGCATTACGCTCGGGACACCGCCTACCAACGGCAATTTGCTGGTGGCCCTAACGGGAAATAACACTGGATTAACAGTTGGTTCTGGCTGGACGCAGCAAGCCTTGAGTTCAAATGGGACAGATTGGTTCCACATTCTCACTAAGCTAGCTGGAGCCGGAGAAAGCGCGACACAGACGCCGCTGGGTGTGAGCCCATCTGCCGCGGCTATTGCCATGTGGGAGCTGCATGGGCAGGCCGTAACGCCTGTTATCTTCGCCGGCATAACCGATCAACCATCCACATCGGTCAACTATCTTGCCTCCCCATTTATGCCTGGGCTTTCCAATGTCTTAGCTCTTGGGATGGGCTTGATAGAAGGAACAGGTTCCAACATTACGGCGATGTACAATATGGCGCAGGATGCCTTATCGAACAGCGGAACGCGCCACGCCGTGATGGGCCATTCCACGGGCGCCGCGTCCGTCGCTATGATCTTTTTCGCGGTTTCCTCGACCACAAACGTGGTTAAGGCTGGATTGGCAATGATCACTTCTTAGCAATATTATGTCAGTTCGTCGGAATCTAAACGAAAGAATATGTCTTAAGTGACATGGTTTCCCCAGCTTGGCCCCCAGATGGCGGCCCTCGAATGCGATTGGTGCGACGAGCTTTTCTATGGCGGAGAGCGCGGCGGCGGGAAATCGGACTTTCAGCTTGGCTATCAGGAAGATGGCGCGCTCCGTTATGGTAAAAACTGGCGTGGCATCATGTTCCGCAAGACATACGCGGAACTTGAAGAACTCCAAGGCCGGGCTATGGATATATTCCCGCAGTCGGGCGGTTTTTTTAAGAGCAATGCGAGTGTAGATTATCCGTATTCGAACTGCTGGTATTGGCCGTCAGGCGCCAGTGTGAAGATGCGATATATCGAGAATGAGCGAGATTATGGGCGATACCATGGGCATCAATATTGCGTAGGCGAGAACACACGAATTTGGATGTCCGATGGATCGTTACTAGCGATAAAAGACGTTGTGGCTGGCGATCTAGTTGCCACTTTAGAGGGACCGCGGCGCGTGCTGCGGACTGTTCCTCGCTATAAAGCGCCATGCGTAAAGCTCAAGCTACCTCATGGCGAACAGATTCAGCCAATTTGGCATCCAGTGCTTTCCAACGCTGGATGCACCGTCGGATTACTCCCCGATGGGTCCCGAACTGCCGCGCAGCCTCAGACATGGTTAGCTGCTCAATCTGACTACGATATTTATCGTAATAGCCAGGGCTCCGTCGCTTCAGCAGCAAGTGGTCAAACCCATTTCTCAGTGTCTGGGGATGAACTCCCAAAAAATGGGCCGCTTCTTCGGTCGAGCGTCCCTGTAGCGCTCGTCGCACAATTAGTTCATTTAGCTGCGGACCAGAAAGCCAAGTTACAGAATTCTCTCGACAAACAGCACGAATTGTATGAGGGGAAATATCCGTTAGCGACTTCATCGTCCTATTTTGATCGCTGGCCGCCGCTAGAATTGCTTGCACGAGCGCAGGATCTCGCAAAGAGCGTCTTTGCTTATGTTCATGGCGCATGTGCGCGCCTTGTGAAACCATTAATTCAAGATTTGACAAAGCATTATGAGAACGATTCCCGTCCTTATGATGCACAACCTCTCCCTCTTCGAGAAGCCGGCCCAAATGACGTTCCATTACCAGCCTATGTTGTAAGACCAAGCCACGACAGCTACCTTGCGGATGGAATGGATTATATTCCCGAATATAACCGCCAGGCGCTTTACACGTATATCCATCCCTATACCAAAGAGCCGCGGCATGGAGTAATTCCATTGGAATCGGGGATTGCTCAAATTGAGTTTTGCGGCGATGCATATGTTTGTGACCTCACCATAGAAGGTGTAAATCACTATGTATCAGAAACCGGACTTGTCAACAAAAATACCGGAATATCTTTTGACGAGGTCACTGAATATGCTACTCCTTCGGGCCTTTTGCGTATGCTCAGCACTCTCCGTTCTGCTGCTGGTGTTCCTTGTACTGTCCGGCTTACCGGCAACCCGGGCGGCGTTGGTCATAGCTGGGTTAAATCTAGGTATATTGACGTGGGCCCTCCTCGTCATCCGTTCACTGACCCGGAGACGGGCTTTACCCGGATGTTCATCCCCAGCAGGCTCCAAGACAACGCGATCCTCCTAGACAGCGACCCAGGATACCGCAACCGTATCTTAGCCGCGACTTATGGCAACGAAGCCCTTCGGAAAGCATGGCTGGAGGGAGATTGGAACATTGTCGCCGGCGCGTTCTTCAATTGCTGGTCCAGCCAGATGGTCCTGCGGCCTGTTGAGCTACCAGAATGGTGGACGCGCTTCAGATCCGGAGACTGGGGATCGGCCAGGCCGTTCAGCTTTGGTTGGTGGGCGATTGCCGGAGATGATTTCGAGCATCCCGACGGGCCATTCATTCCTCGCGGCGCGCTGATTCGATATCGGGAATACTATGGCTGCGACGATACCGTAAAGAATCCTAATGTAGGACTTAAGCTACCGGCCGAAGAGGTTGGACAGAATATTATACACCTAGAACGCGGTGAAAAGATAAGTTATGGTGTGCTAGATCCTGCGGCTTTCTCAAGCGATGGGGGACCATCGATTGCGGAGCGTCTATATATCGGATCTGGGAATAAGCTGATGTTCCGCAAGGCCGATAACGCCCGTGTGGCATCGAAAGGGGCTATGGGTGGCTGGGATCAGATGCGGTCGCGCATGCTCGGTGAGGATGGTCTCCCCATGATCTATACCTTCTCTAATTGTACAGACAGCATTCGTACAATACCAATGCTTCAGCATGACGAGAACAGGGTAGAGGACGTAAATTCGGATATGGAGGATCATGCAGCTGACGAATGGCGCTATGCCTGCATGTCGCGGCCTTATGTGCGGCCTAAGCCAGTCGGGGAAACAAAGCCTAAATTCTGGCATGAGCAGCCATCCAAATACCTATTCTTCCCCAAAGGCGTCGATAAGCGGATTGAGCGCATCTGATGGGGCAAATCTCTAAGAAGTTATTTTTTGCGCTTATGGGGGCCTCGAAGGCTGGTCGAGTCACTCGGGTTAAAATTCCCCTGGAAGCTTCCTGGCCGTTAGCTTTTGAAATTGGTGAAATGCGCCAAAGTTCTGGCGTGCAGGTCTGCGAAATTGAAAAGCAAATACGTGACGGGTCCATGACTATGCGAGGTATTCCCATATTGGTGAAAGATGTCTGACTATTCAGAACAAAATCAGGCCAGCGAGAGAGCATACCTATTGGATGTTCTTATCAAATTGGGGCTGAAATGGACAGAAGAGGACATCACCCGTATCCAAGCATTAGCCTATTTGCAAAGAGAGAACGCACTTATCGATGCTATTTCCACTTGGGCCAAAACCAATGGCCGATGATGTAGAAACGGCCATTTCAGAATCCCAAGGCTCTGGTAACGCCTCCAAGAGCGACGACACCAAGATCGCCCGCTATGTGGAGGAAATAGAGCTTTACGAAAAAGAAACGCAAAAATGGAATCGCCAATCCAAGCGCATTATCAAACGCTACCGTGATGACCGTGGCGGCGATGGAACGATCGAAAGCCAGGAAAGGCGGTTCAATGTTCTATGGTCGAATACCCAGAACCTTCTACCCGCTCTCTATGCCCGCAATCCGAAGCCAGACATCCAGCGCCGTTTTAAGGATGCTGATCCAATTGGACGTGTTACGAGCGATATTCTGGAGCGCTCTGTTACTTATTTCTGTGATACCGATCATTTTGCTGGCGTCAGCCGTCAGTCTGTTCTCGATTATCTTCTACCTGGCCGCGGTACTGTATGGGTCCGCTATGTCCCGCATTTCAAGGATGCGCCGGCAGAGATCACGGACGATATAGGCCCCGGAGACGATCAGGAAGATCAGGCTGAAGCTCCACAAGTCATTGATTATGAGGAAGTTATACCAGATTACGTCCACAGGGATGACTTCGGGCATAACATCTGTCGCACTTGGGATGAGGTCTGGCTAGGCTGGCGCAAGGTCTACATGACCCGGAAAGAGCTTCTGACCCGGTTTGGGGAGGAAAAAGGCGCGCTTCCTCCTCTCGATTACAAGGACAAGACGGCAGACGGCAAAACTCTCGATGACGGGGTATCAAAATCTGTCATCTATGAGGCATGGGATAAGACGCGTCGAGCTGCAGTATGGTTCAACAAGTCTGTGCCGGACTGCCTCGATATTAGGCCAGATCCGCTCAAGCTGGAGCAGTTCTTTCCCTTTCCCAAGCCCTTACTGACAAATCTGGTCAATGAGAGCCTGATCCCCGTCCCGCTTTACGTCGAGTACCAGGACCAAGCGGCCGAGCTTGATCTGCTTACGGCGCGCATTGCGGCCATGACCAAGAATCTCAAGGTGGTTGGCGTTTACGATGCCAGCGCCGAGGGTTTGAACCGCATGTTCAACGAGGGGACAGAGAACGAACTCATCCCCATCCAGCAATGGTCGATCTTTGCAGAAAAGGGCGGAATTGCCGGTGCCATGCAGCTTCTTGATATCAAGATGATAGCCGCAGCGCTTCTGGATGCCTATTCGGCCCGCGACAAGGTCAAGGCCGATCTAGACGAAATCACAGGTATGTCCGATATCATCCGGGGCACGACTGACCCCAACGAGACGGCATCGGCCCAGAAGCTCAAGTCCGGGTATGCCAGCCAGCGCATCTCAGACATGCAACGGGATGTACAGCGTTTTGTGCGTGAAACTATTCGGATTATGACGGATGTCATCGCCAATCACTTTCAGATCGAAACCATCAAGCAGATTTCCGGGGTTAGGCTCCTGACCAACCAGGAAAAGGAACTGTATTCACAGGCTCAATCGCCTATGATGGGCCATAACGGCGGTCCCCCTCTTCCGCCGTCTCAGCCTGGGGCAGCACCTCCAGCCCAAGCCCCAATGCCTCCCCAGGCGCCCCCTCCACTTCCTCCAGGCATTACGCCAGACCAAATGGAGCAGATGCTCCAGGATCCGTCTTGGGAGGATGTAGAACAGCTTATCCGCAACCAGGCGCTTCGCTGCTTCCGCATCGACATCGAGACGGACTCAACGATCAAATCGGATGAGGAAGCGGAGAAATCCTCGCGCATTGAATTCCTCAAGGCGGCTGGCGGGTTTCTCCAGCAAGCCACAGCGGCCGGCCAAGCTTCGCCAGAGATGGTCCCCCTTCTTACACAGATGATGATGTTCGGCATTCGCGCCTTTCCTGTCGGCAAGGAATTGGAGGGCGCTTTCAATTCCACGATGCAAAAGCTTGAGAAACAGGCAGCTAATCCCCAGCCGCGTCCAGACCCGGCCATGGTCAAAGTCAAGGGCGAACAGCAATTGGCACAAGCCAAGATGCAATCGGATCAGCAGATGGAACAGGCGAAATTTCAGGCTGAGACACAGTTTCAGCAAGCGAAGGTTCAGGGGGAAATATCGGTCCAGCACGCCAAAGTGCAGGCCGATGCGCAGATCGCACAGCAGCAACAGGCAGCCCAGGCCGCGCAGGCGCAACAGCAGAACGAACTTGAAGCCCAGCGTGAACATGCGAAACTTGCGCAGGAACTACAGCTTGCGCAGATCCGTATCGCGGCGGAAACCGACATGCAGTTGAAAAAGGCTCATATCATGGCAGCGGCCTCAATCGAGGTCGCACGTATCAACGCAAAAGCGGATGACGGCGCGGAAGCCGAAGCACGCGAAGCCTCAGGGGAATAATATGATGAAATATCTGGTCGGCGTCTCTTTTATAGCCCTATTCGCATGTGCGGAAGCACCTACTGTGCAGGCGCAGCAATCCACCGTGATCACGACTTGTGGAACGGCAACAATTGGGGCCGGAACGACATCGTCAGGGACTTACATCGACCATACAGGTGATCTTTGCACGAATGCTACCGGCGGAGGCGGAGGCGGGGGCGCCGTTTATGGACCTACCGCTAATGGAAGTCCGGCCGCGAATCCACCTATACTGGTTGGTGGCACCGTCGACGGAACGGCTACTGGCACTGTGCAAAATGCTAAAGTCGATGCTTCTGGAAATGTAGCTGTCACGGTTGCCGGCGTTTCCACGGCCGCTAACCAAGCGACAGCAAATTCTGCACTTGCTGCGATTCAAACCAGTACCGCGACTACTGCGACTAATAGCGCACTTCCTGTTCCAGCTTGTGGCGCGACTCCGTGTACAACGCAGATTGGTAATATCGCGGAAGTGCCCATGACGGCCGGCGGCTTAACTGTGTCCACATTCGAGCCAGCGGCCTCTGACAATCATACCAATCTCAAGAATGGGGCTGGGCAAGTTTATTGGATAACGGCATTTAACAATTCAGCTACCATCAATTATCTCAGGCTCTATAATGCAGCTACTGGCTTCAACGGTTGTAATTCTGCTACCAATCTTGTGGCGGTTGTTCATATTCCCGGAAACACATCGGACGCTGGATTTGTTCTGAGTGTCCCAACTGGATTGCCATTCTCGACGGGCATTAGCTATTGCGTGGTAAGCGCCTATGGTCAAACGACCACGACAAATGCGACGGCCTCGGCGATGGATATCAATATCGGGTATAAATAATGAGGCGACTTCTCGCTTCTATAGCGCTTATTTCTGGTGTTATGTCGAGTCACGCATTCGCGATAGGCGCTATCATTACAGGTACAGGAACTAATGGCGCTCTAGGTACAGCTACAATCAGCACTGGAGTAAATACATTAACTCTTACAACTACAGTTGATGTACCGCCAGGAAGTCTTATTGCAGTTGGCGCGGCGATACATGCTTCCGGTGGCGCCCTCCCAACTAGTTGTACGGATAATGCTTCGACACCAAATACATATGCGGCGTCTCTTACAGCCCTATCGAACAGTACCGCAGCAGGTGGTCCATTCTATTCGCTAACGACTACAGATTTACCCAACGGTGGAACGATAACATGCACCTTTGGCAGCTCGTCCGCGCTTCGTAAAGACATGATAGCGGTTGCGTTCTCTGGCGCTGTTGCGAGCCCGCTAGATGCCGCAAGCGTATCAGGTACCGGAAGCGGTACCGCCATGTCTCCCGGAGTCAGTGGAACGCTTGCATGCCCAAGCGGCGCCGCAGGATGCGAAATTCTAGTTGGTATGACGTCCGAAGTTCAGGCTGGAACACTGACAGAAAATGGCAGTTTCATAGGTCTAGGTACGCAAGGATTCATGCATATGAGCTACGAGATTGTTGCCGCTTCAACGCCAGTTACATACACGGTTACGAACGGTACGACAGGCGCATTTGTCGCGTTTCTGTCGGCGTTTAAATCATCTGTTTCAGGTGTATCTGGATCGGGGAGATTTCAGCCGCTTCTTGGGGTGACAAATTGATTAAGCATCTGATTCGGTCCCTCGTATTTTTGTCTTTGTTCTCTACCGGAGTGTCAGCTTATTTGCATCCGGGATCGGGCGCAGCGCCTCCTGCTACGTGCCCGTTCGGATCGTCTTTCGCAGACGGTTGCGCTGCTGCAGACCAGACGGCCACATTCACAGATCCTAACGCACTGACGCAGTTTCAGCAAAGCGGACAAATTAGCATTCTTCCCACGCATCCTCAGGGCTTCAATATCGCTGGATATGACTATCCGCTTGGACCTAGCGCAGCGGCAGCAGCAGCATATAAAATTCTAGGTGTAGATCCTACGCCAACTGGTTGTAGCTATAACCCGACCGGAAATACTGCGGGAGGGCCATTACTTAGCTGTTCTAGTTCGTCGGCTGCGTTCACCATTGACGGTTACGATATGACGCTTGGTGGAACCACATGCGTTGTGATCTCTCTGGGCGGCACGACGACTGCTCTCACTACTATAAAAAACAGCAAGTTCAAATTACTGCCTGGATGCCCAGCGGTAATAACTAAACTTAGCAACGCGCCAATTCAGCTTTACAATAATATATATGATGCAAACTGGCCTACCGTAAGTGCGAACATATTTTTCTTTAATGATACCAGTAGCGGAACTGCCGATACAGTTGATATTCGTTACAACGTTTTTCTAAATGTTGGATACGCGCGCATTTTTGGTGGTGTACGTGGATGCGCATCACGATCATTCCGGTATAATTATCTCAATACCTTGAACGCTGGAAATCTCGATCATGCCGAGATTGACCTTTACGGCGGTCAGGGTGGGTGTGCAGGAGGTCCGATTGCCAATGTTGATTGGGAGTTCAATTTCATTGGGCTGTACCAAACGCCTAACCAAGCTGGTGACGCGGTTTTCTACCCCAGTACGGGTGCTCTTAACGGTATAAGCTCTGCCAATACCTCCATCATTGGCAATACAATCATCACCAATAAAAGCACGACCGGAGCCACTCAGTGGGGCCATGGTATATGGACAGGTGGTTGGGCGAACCTCGGAAATCTAACAGTCACCGATAATTACCTCGACTTCACAGGAACGGGAATCTGCTGGGACAATGGCCGCGTTGGGCAGGGTACTCAGAATACAGCCTCGGCAAGCGGAAACACACTCACGCTGACTGTGGGCGCCGCACTTGGAAATCGTGTCATGGTCGGTTCTATTATCACCAAGCCAACAGGTTTCACAGATGCCACTATTACGGCACAAACCGGCGGAACGTCTCTTGGTTCAGGAACGTACACCTTCGACGGGCCGCCGCAGACAGTAGCGAGTTCGACTGGATGGGTTATCGCGCCAGGCTACACCAATCCGACAATAGCGCGGAACGTAAGTCTTTACGATGGATCTACTGCAACATTCCCCCTTCCTGCTGGCGATAGCGCGGTTTGTGCTAAGAGCCCATGACTATACGATTCTGCAAAGTATGCTCTGGTTGGCACGATCTTTCCGAAGATTGGCCTCAGGCTTGCTATGACCACTTTGGTCCCAAGACTGCGGCCTCCATCCAAGTCATTCGTGATATCCAGCCCTACCAAGCGGTGGCGGCTGATGTTGCAACGGGGCAGCCTCCGCATATTAGCTCCCGCTCCCAGCACCGTGAATTTCTCAAGCGAAACAATTACATAGAGCTTGGTAATGAGCGCATAAAGCCTAAACCCGTGGATTATGGCGATATATCACCACGCGAGATCAAACGAACAATAGAGCAACTGAGGAGTCAAAGGTGAGCGAGCAAGGTTCTGCGGTTCAGGTTGAAAAGCCTGAAACAGACGATATCGACGGTGATCTGAGAAGCGCAATTGCCGAGCTGAAGCTGGAAGTCCCCAAAGAGACGCCGGTTACCATCGATAAGCCTGAACGCGCCAGGGCCGAAGATGGCAAATTTATTGAGGCACCTAAGGAAAAGTCTAAGCGTGAGACGCTGACGGTCCCGGATCCTAAAGCTGCCGGCGTCCAAGTCGATGCTTCACAACAGATCCAAACCCCGACCGCACAGGCTATCAAAGCCCCTGAGGGATGGAAGGCCGAGATAAAGGCTAAGTTCGCGGAATTGCCGCCTGACGTTCAGGCGGAGGTAGCTCGGCGCGAAGCAGACTTCCATAAGGCCCTCACCAAGCAGGACGAGGAGCGCCTGCTCGGCCGCAAGGTCAACGAGATGGCCAACCCCTACCTCCCGACGATTCGGGCGGAGGGTGCCACGGTAGAGAAGGCATTTCAGGACTATCTACAGACAGCACATGTACTTCGTTCTGGGACGGACCATCAGAAGGCCCAAAGCATCGCCGCCGTGATGTCGCAATTCCACGTCAATCCCAACACGTTGCTTTCTATTCTACAGGGTGGTAATAGTAATACCGGACAGCCTTTCCAGCAGGCTCAGTTCAACCCGGCCATCGAATCGCTCCAGCAGCGAATTGACCGGATGGAACGAGAGCGGCAAGAGGAAATCCAACAGCGTCAGTTACAGGAAACGCATAGCCTAAACAGCCAGATTGACGAGTTTTCCTCCAAACCTGGCCATGAGCATTTCGACCACGTTCGCGTCCGCATGGGCGTCCTACTGGAAAATGGTCTGGCGAACGACTTGGAAGATGCTTACCAGCAGGCCGTATATGCCGATCCTGAAATTCGCTCCGGCCTTCTAGCTGCGCAAACGTCTGCGGCTTCAGGACAGCGTCTCACCGAGCTAAATGCGAAGACTGAACGCGCCAAGAGCGCTGCTGTGTCGGTTACCGGTGGGCCAGGGTCATCTAGACCGTTAAATGGCACCGGATCGGTAGGCAGCATTGAGGATGATCTCAGGGCTGCGATGCGCGAACATTCAGGACGCGTCTAGCCCTCAACGGTGAAGGACTAGACAATGGCTTTGGCAAACCCGGTAACAGCCGGTGAAATTGTAGCGACCACTCTGCGGAATCGCACGGGTAAGGCCGCCGACAATGTGACGAAAAATAATGCTTTGCTTATGCGCCTTCGCAAAAAAGGCAATGTCAAGACGGTTTCCGGTGGTCGCACGATCATGCAGGAAATCGAATACGCTGAGAATGGCACGTATAAGCGCTATTCTGGCTATGAAGCCCTGAATATCGCTCCCTCCGATATCTTTACCTTCGCGGAATTCAATTACGCGCAATCGGCGGTGGCGATATCGATGTCCGGCCTGGAAATGATCCAGAATGCTGGTGAGGAAGCCTCCATCCAGCTTTTGGCCGGCCGCATCAAGAATGCCGAGCGCACCATGCAGAACAATGTGGCGCTAGACATTTATTCGGATGGCACGGCTGACGGCGGGCGCCAGATCGGTGGTTTGCAGCTTATCGTCGCCAATACCAACACCAACACGGTTGGCGGCATTAACGCTTCCACCTATACCTTCTGGCAGAACAAGGTGTTCCAGTCTGTTACCACGGGCGGTTCGGCGGCTTCTTCGGCCAATATCCAGAGCTATATGAACCGTCTCTGGGTCCAGCTGGTTCGCGGCGCCGATCGCGTGGATATGATCGTGGCGGATAACAACTATTACCGCTTCTATCTGGAATCTCTCC